TGCCGGCAATGTTCCGAAAGGAATGGATAGGCTTATCGAAGGGTTAGCCTCTCCTAAAATGAATTGGAGAGAAATTCTTCGTACGCAAATTCAAAGCACTATTCGTTCTGATTATTCTTTTCTCTCCCCTTCAAAGAAAGGTCTTTCATCACCTTTTCGAATCCCGGGAATGAAACGAGATGAGACTTTGGATATCTGTGTAGGTATTGATGCTTCTGGTTCTATTGATGTTGATGACCTCAAAGCATTTCTAAGTGAGATTGCTGGTATCATGTCTCAATATTGTGATTATCAAATTCATGTATGGAGCTACGATACGCAGGTATATAATCCTGAAATCTTTAGAGCTGATGAAGGTAGAGACATTTCTACCTATCATGTTAAAGGCGGTGGTGGTACTGATTTTAATGCATCATATGATTATATGAAAGAAAATTCAATTGATGCTAAGATCTATATCAATTTCACTGATTTATACCCTTGTGGAGGATTTGGAGATAGTTCTTATTGTGATACTATCTTCGTTGTGAGGGGCGAAAATAAGACACCGGCTCCATTCGGTATTACCGTTTGGATGGACTAAAGAATCTATATAGCTGAAGTAGATAATGTATCTGTGGTAGTACCAGATAATTCCTGGATTTCTGCGCCTATATAGAGAGTATTATCTACTTCATTAAAAGCTAGTTCACCCGGATCAATAACTGCTGGTGGTCCAGGATCACCAGCTAAACGTCGCTTTATTCGCCATATAAACGCCATAAAAATATTTAGGTGAAAATGTTTCCATTTAATTGATAAATAATATTATGAATAGAAGAGATTTCCTCTATGCTGGCCTCTTCGGAGGGTTGGGCCTAACAACCGGTGATATGCTTAAAGCTCAATCAGAGTCTAAGCTTACTGCAAAAGCGCAGTCTATTATTCATATCTATCTACCAGGTGGTGCAGCAGCTCAAGAAACCTGGGATCCAAAAATCAATGCACCTATTGAATTCAGGGGACCCTTGGGATCAGTTCAGACTGCTATTCCCGGCGTACATTTTTCAGAGTACATGAAGGAGACTGCTAAGATTGCTGATAAGATCACTGTTGTTCGTTCTATGACTCATGGCGAAGCTGCGCATGAAAGAGGCACCCACAATATGTTCACCGGTTATAGGCCATCACCAGCTATTAAATATCCTTCTTTCGGTTCAGTAGTAGCACATGAATTTGGCAGTAGAAATTATCTACCTCCTTATGTTTGTGTACCTAATATGAATTCAGAAGATGCTGGTACCGGTTACCTGTCAAAAGCATTTGGTCCTTTTTCACTAGGTTCAGATCCAGCTGCAAAAGATTTTGCTGTGAGAGATCTTAAGATGAATGCGGGTGTTGATGAAGCACGTTTTAATAGACGTCGTTCAATCCTAGAAACAGTCGATAATCATTTTAGAAATATTGAAGGTGCCGATGCCATTGCATCAATGAATAAATTTTATCAACAAGCTTATGATCTCGTCTCATCTTCGCAAGCTAGAGAAGCCTTTGAATTATCCAAGGAACCTGAACATATTCGAAATGCATATGGACAAACACAAGCAGGACAACGCTTCTTAATGGCAAGGCGTTTAGTAGAAGCTGGCGTACGATTTGTTTCTGTAGTATATGGCGGATGGGATCATCATGCTGCTATAGCCGCAAATATCAAAAATCAATTACCCGCTTTCGATCAAGCATATGCTGCTCTTATCAAAGATTTAGATCAAAGAGGAATGTTAAAAGATACAATTGTAATGGTATCTTCAGAATTCGGTAGAACACCAAAGATTAATAAAGATGCAGGTAGAGATCACTGGCCAAGAGTATTCTCCGTTGCATTTGCCGGGGGTGGATTCAAAGAAGGTTATATTCACGGGGCTTCTAATGCTACGGGTGCCGAACCAGAAGAAAAACCTCTGACTGTTGAAAATATGGCAGCTACAATTTATAATCAAATTGGTATCGATCCTTCTAAACATTTAATGTCAGATGGTAATAGACCAGTATCCATTGTATATAATGGGAATGTTGAACAAGATCTACTAGCTTAAAATTTATGGAACAATATAGAGTAATACAAATCATGCAAGAACTCATTAATGATAAAAATAATGAGTTATATCAATTGAATAATTATTTGAATGAAGCACAATCAAATTCTTGGTCATATGTCAATCCTCAGGATTACCAAAATATGGTCAATGAAAAGGATATGGCTTGGTCTCAAGTAGGTAGTCTTCAAAGTCAATTAATGTCAGTGCAACAAAACTATGATAATTTAGTTGCTAATTCAAACAATTCTTCAGCAGAGCTAGAAGCAATGCGTTCAGTATTAGATGCTGTACGTGCAGATCGTGATGCAATGCAAGCCATTCTGGATGCAAAAGATGCTAACCTAAATTCTGCTTTAGCTTCAGTTGATCAAAAAGCTGGCGAATTGAGTACAGCACAAAATGCTATTAATGATTTAAATGGAAAAATTTCAGAACAAAATACAACAATTACAGATCTGAATGGCCAATTAAATGCAAAGCAAGAAGAAGTTGTATCATTAAAACAAAAACTCAGTGATATCGAGGGCAAACTTCTGTCGTTAAAAAGCAAAATCAAAGCCGAAATGGAAGAGGCTACTAGTGAAGTTGAAGAAGCTTTTGATGAAACTAATTTGATTGATTAAAGAAACCCGTTAAAATGAGGGTATGAAAAAAATCCTCATTTGTGCAGTCCTAGTAGGAGCCACACTTATTTCCTGTACGGAAAAGACAGATGTGGCTCTCACTGTGTTAAGAGATAAGCAAGAAGATAAATTGATTAAGTATGTTGGTGAAGGCGAAGCCGCTATTGAATTTTATAAACGGCAATATGGTGTGCTTAAAGAAAGGTTAGTGCGATTGCGTACTATGGAAGTTCTATTTCAACAACAAGCCGACCAAGCTGCTGTCGATAATAAAAATACCAGAGCTTCGTTTCTTGATCAGAAGCTAGCAATGTTGCATGAACGTATCCCGCTAGCTGAAAGAGAATTGTCCGATTTTTATCAACTCTTGGAAAGGAAAAGAGAAGAAATTCGTTTGATTAAAGATCAAACCTATATTAATACAGCCATGGCTAAGACCAGCTTAGATTTACCAACAGTATCCGAATTCGAAAAGCGAAAAGAAACCATTGATAATTTGGTAGAGTCATTAAGAGAGAAAGCAAGTAGATCAGAAGCTCTTTTGCAAGTATCTTTGAATGAAGAAAGGATGCTAAAAAATGAAACTAAATAAAATTATCTCATTACTGCCGTTGTTGTTCCTAGCATGTGAACCAGAAAAGGCAGTAATTAATCATAATGATATTATTCTAGAGTATACACCTACTCTTCTAACAAAGAAGGAAGCATTGGAATATAGGTATGCGAAACTCCTGGAAGAAAAACAACTTTTCGAAAAAATTTATAAAGAAGTACAATCACCTAAGGCTAGGGAAACAACTTTTCTAAAACTTAGAAATTTAGAAAAGGAAGAAGAAAAACTAATAAATCAGTTGTATAGTATCAGGAATATTTCAGAGGAAAACGCTGTTAAAAAATATGATAGTCTTCTAGATGTAAAAGATGATTATGTAGATGATAAAACCTTGCAAGGAGAAAAGATTTCTTATCCTTTTTATAAAGAAAATGGTGAACCCATTCTTTATCCAAATATTAATAAATTTGAAGTTGTATCTGAAATGAAATGGCATAAAAAATTTAGCAAATATTTTAATGAGAAGAATGTATGGAGGATTTATTATAAATATCCTCAAGTCCTAGACGGCAATACACCAGCTGGATTTAAATACCATATGGCTCTAAGAGAATTGGGTGCACAATTGAATCCATTCGTACCTTATGAAGATTTTTTATTGGATCTTGCAAAAGAAATTATGGAATTACATGGTATTAAAGATCATGAAACCCTTCATTATAAGTATAATTATCAGAGACCAGATCATGTAATTAAATGGAATAAAAATACTCTATGAGATTAGGACTATGCTGCTTATTATTGGGTGACGTAAAAAGTGAATTCAAATCTACTACGGTTACGTGGGCTAAAAAGAATAAAGATAAAATTATTTCCAAGTTAGAAAATATCTATAAACATAATTTAAATGAATTAAACAAAGTTATTGATTATTGTATTAATAATAATATTTGGCATTACCGCATTTCCTCTTCTTTATTTCCTTTAGCAGATCTAGAACCTTATTCTGATTACTTCCAAGATTTTAATTATAATAAAGAATATTGGAATTCGTCAAGAGGTAAAATTACAGAATATATTTCTAAGGGAGGTAGGCTCTCTATGCATCCATCACAGTTTTGTATTATTACAAATAGCTGCAACAAGATATCTTCTTCATCTATTTCTAATTTAGAAATGCACGGTGATATCATGTCAAATCTAGGGATTCCTGAGACTTTTCAATATCCAATCAATATTCATCTGTCTAACGGAAAAAAACCTCAGGAAGCTATAGATGCAGCGTTTAAAAACATAGATAAATTATCTATAAAAGTAAGGTCTAGACTAGTCTTCGAAAATGAAGATAAAAGCTACTGGACATGGCAAAAAATTAAAAAAACTTTTAGCAATACACCTATCACTCTAGATTATCATCATCGGTTAATTAATAATGAAAATGAACCAGAATGGAGAGCTCATGAAGCATGTGCCGCTACCTGGTTAAATTGCGGCATTAAACCATTATTCCATTACAGTGAAGGTAAAGAACATAAACTAGATCGATCACACTCTGATTATATTAATCAATTGCCAAGATACTCAGACATGGATTTGGAAATTGAAGCCAAACAAAAGAATCTAGCTATTTTGGATATCAGACAAAAACAATATATTTTTGACTAAATATATTTCATGTCTGATGATCTTCAAATGAAGGTTAATATATTAGAACAGGAATTGATCTTTTTGAAATTTCAAAAAGAAGTTCTAGAAAAAGAATTAGACACCCTTAAATTAAAACTTAACGAATATGCCATACATTGTAAACATCACGGAGATAGAATATCATGCACCAATTGCAGAAGGTGTAAATGATGAAAGACCAGCATCACTAACATTAGGTATTGATGATCTCGATAAAGATTTTTTAGAAACAGAATTATCAGGATATATAGAAGAATATACCGGGCATAAAATCAAAAGTTTTCGTTCTGATTTTACTTTTACAGAAGATATTGAAGATTGATTTCGATACCCGTTAAAATAAGGTATGAAATTTACCTGGGGCAAATACAGAGATCATGACGTTAATCAGGTTATTGAGATAGATCCATTTTATATAAAATGGTGTATTGATTCGAACATTCAAAAGGAAATTCTTAATTATATAAAATCCAATAAATCTCTATTGGATGAAATAGACAGAAGAATTTCTGTGTCTACAGAAAAAAATCAACCTTTTATATTAGCTATAGAAAAACATATAATGATGGCGGAATTGGTGGGCCAATATAGGGGTATTAATTTTTTGAAATCAATTAGAGAATCATTAAAATATGGCCGAAAAATTACAAAAAATGCTCTTTTCTTGACTATAGATATCTTATCTCGCGGACCATCAAAAAAGCCTATTAGGAGAAATTCTAAAAAATATTTAGAAAATAAAAACACATATGAAGAATATGCTAGCAGCATATTGGGTGATTTTGCAACCGCATTTAGTATAAATAATATATATGGATTACCTATGCAATAACCGTTTTAGTGTCTCTTCTAGAAGAGACTTCCTAACGAAAACCAGTTTCGGAGTTGGCGGCGTAGCATTGGCTACAATCCTCCAAGATCTTCAAGCAGCAGAAAGCCCACTTAAACCACGCAAAGCGCCATTATCAGCTAAGGCTAAAGCTGTTATTCATATCTTTGCTGGCGGCGCACCTTCTCATCTGGATACATTTGATTATAAGCCAGAGATGAAGAAGTTTGATGGCACCTCTTCAGACGGCGGACAAAGAGAGATTTTCTATACACCATTTAACTTTACACCATCAGGTAAGTCTGGCATCCATATTTCAGATGCTTTTCCTCAGTTGCAAACAGTAGCTGATGAGATGTGTATTATTAACTCCATGACCACAGATGTTCCTGCACATGGACCTGCAGCTAAGTTGATTCATACAGGTTCATTAGTTCTACCTAAACCTTCTTTGGGTTCGTGGACACTATACGGTCTTGGTACAGAAAACCAAAGTTTACCAGGATTCATTACTCTAGGTGGTGCAGCTGAATGGAGACAATCTTCATTCCTACCTTCTTTATTCCAAGGTTCAGTTGCAAACTTCAATCGCAATGCAGCGCCAAATAAAGTTCTTCCAAACCTATTTTCAGAGTTCACAACTGCTGATTCACAAAAGAATCAAATCGAACTTTCGAAAAAATTGAACTTGATGCACGAACAAAGAGTTCAAAAAGACGAACAATTAGAAGCACGTATCGAATCATTTGAATTGGCATTCAGAATGCAAGCTGCTGCCACAGATGCTTTTGATATTAAGAAAGAATCTGAATCAACCAGAGAAATGTATGGTAATACAGAACTTGGTGCAAAGCTTTTAGTAGCTCGTAGATTGGTTGAAAGGGGTGTTCGATTCGTTCAGATTGATGCAGGTGGATGGGATCATCACACTGATGTGAAAACTAATGTAACACGCGTTGGTGGTGCTATAGATACACCAGCAGCGGCACTTATTAAAGATTTAAAACAAAGGGGTCTTTTAGATTCTACACTTATTATTTGGGGTGGAGAATTCGGTAGAACAGTCACAACACCTGGTCGTGTTAATGAACGTTCTGGAAGAGATCACCACAGCAAAGCATTTTCTATGTGGATGGCAGGAGGCGGTGTTAAAGGAGGTATTCGTTATGGTAAGTCGGATGAGATTGGTAAGAATGTTGCAGAAGATCCTGTAACAGCACATGATTTCCATGCAACGGTCTTGAGGTTGCTTGGATTCGACCATACGCAATTGACATATCGATATAATGGTAGGGACTTCCGTTTGACCGACAATTACGGAGAGATCATCAAGGAAATCATTGCTTAAAGAATTCACGCTGGTCACGTGCGCTTGAGTGTCACGGTGGAGCACTGCGTCTGAGGCTCCTTAATCACTCTGACAAAAACCGTCCGCTTCTTTTATTGATTTAAAAAATACCTATATTAAGATAGGTTATGCAAGTCACACTAATTGATAAACTAGGTTCAGACTTAACTGTAGTCAATGCCGCTCGCGTTTCTTTTGATAAAGAATCTGATTGGGAGTGGATTCAAGATTCGAACAACAAGTTTCCAGATACAGATGAACTGATTGATCCAGATTCTAGAACCTTTTATTTTTATGACAAAAAGAAGGCACTTAAAGCAGGAGATGAAAAACTCATTAATTTCTTAGCAAAGCATAATCATTGGAGTCCGTTTGCCCATCCTCAGATCCAACTTAGAATTAAAGCTCCAATCTTTGTTGCACGGCAGTTAGCAAAGCATCAAGTTGGATTAATCTGGAATGAAATTTCTAGACGATATGTAGACAATCCTCCTGAGTTTTTCTTTCCAGACAAATGGAGAAAGAAAAGTCCAGACAAGAAACAAGGCTCATACGAAAACGAATTTGTAGATTTTGCTGAACAACTTCAAGTAGAAAGCTTAGTTAAAACTATTGCTCAAACATATGAAGCAATGATTAACATGGGAGTGTGCGCTGAACAAGCTCGAATGATTCTACCACAAAATATGTATACGGAATGGTATTGGACTGGTTCGTTGTTTGCTTTCGCTCGTGTATGTGGACTTCGTCTAAAGAAAGATACGCAATATGAAACAAGGTTAATTGCAGAACAAATCAACAATATCATCGAACCTTTGTTCCCAGTTTCTTGGAAAGCTTTAAACAATAAATAAACTTATGAAAATCCTATATACATTATTGTTATCGTTGGTTTTAGTTACCGCAAATGCAGATGAAGGGATGGATTTTTTTGAAAAGAAAATCAGACCTCTTCTTGCTGAGAAATGCATTGAATGCCATTCTTCTGAAAAAGGAGTATCTAAAGGGGGTTTAACCCTCGATACAAAGAAAGGGTGGGAAGATGGCGGTCAAGGCGGAAAGACTATTATTCCGGGAAATACTAATGATAGTTTATTCATTAAAGCAATTCTTTACACAGATGATGATCTACAAATGCCTCCTAAGAAGAAGGGAGGTAAATTGTCAGATGAAGAAATCAATCTATTTAAACAATGGATTGCTATGGGTGCACCCGATCCACGAGAAGGTGGCGAAGTTAAAAAGCTATCTGGTCTTACGGATGCAGCCAAAATGAATTGGTCTTTCCTTCCTACATATGGTAAGTCAGAGGCTCCTATTATTGGAGTACTTTCCAGAACTGCAAAAATCAATTTTAATGATTGGGCTAGAAATGAAATTGATGCATGGATTGTATGGAAGATGATTAATGATAAGACGGGATTAACACCTTCTCCTTATGCAGACCCAGAAGCATTATTACGTAGGATGTTCTTAGATTTAGTTGGATTTGCACCGACAGCAGAATCAATGAAGCAATTCGGCATGCAATACAGAGATGCGATTCTCCGCAAACAACCAGGAACTATTGAATATCTAATTGATCAATGGATCGATCAACTTCTCGCATCACCTCACTATGGTGAACGTTGGGCTAGACATTGGTTGAATACAGCACGTTACTCTGATACTACAGGTAATAGAGAAGGTAATGCAAGAAATGCTGAATATCGTTATGAATATGCTTGGACATACAGAGACTATGTAATTGATTCATTTAATCAAGATAAGCCGTTTAATAAATTTATTGTCGAACAATTAGCAGCGGATCAACTACCTGACATTGGATCCAATGATCCCAGACTGGCAGCCTTAGGATTCCTTACTGTAGGTAAAAGATTTAACAATCCAGATGATGTTATTGACGAGCGGATTGATACTACATTTAAAGCATTCATGGGATTAACTGTTGCATGTGCAAGATGTCATGATCATAAGTTTGATCCCATTCCTACAGCAGACTATTATTCTATGCACGGTGTGTTCAATTCCATTTATGAACCTACAGATGTTCCTATGGTAGCAAATGTAGGTTCCAAGTATGAAGAAGACTTCATGAAGAAAGTAGAGGGGTTCGAAAAAGAAAGTAGAGATGCATACTACAATTACATGAGAAAGAAAATTAAAGAGTTTAATGAAAAAGCAGCTGCTTATCTCATGATCTCTACTAAAAAAGGTGCTGAACGTTTTGATGCTCTAAAAGAGTATGGATTTAATCAAAATAGAGAAGATGATGACTTCCCTGCCAGAGCCGTGAAGTTGAATGATCGTCATCCAGTCATGGGGATCTTTTCTATTCTATCAAAGACTCCGGAAGAAAAGATTGCAGAAAAATTTGAATATCTTAAAACTCTCCCCGATTGGAATCAAACAGTAAAAGCACAATTCTCTCCTGCCACACCCAAGACATTGAAGGATGTGGCTGCTATGTATGAGAATTTATTCAATTCTATTTCACCAACACAGATTAATGATTACTATGATCAGGTAGCCAAGAAGGAATTTACAGAGTATAAAGACAAATCTATGGAAGAGATTATTACTTCCGTATATCCATTAATTCCAGCTAAAGACATTTGGACTAATGAACAATTCTTAGAGGTATTTGGCGGCGGTATGAGGAGAAATGCAACAGCCAAATTACCTCCTCTACCCAGAAACTTTTTACAAACAACTGCGGTTAATAAAATTAACTCTTTAAAGATTTCGCATAAAGGTGCACCCGGTGGTGCTATGATTGTGAAAGATAAAGATAAACCAATGGATTCCAAGATCTACATTAGAGGTGAAAAATCAAAACAAGGAGAAGTGGTCCCAAGAAGATTTTTAACTTTCTTAAATCATGAAAATGAAATTTTCAAACAAGGAGCTGGTCGACTTGAACTAGCTGAAGCTATTGCATCTAAAGATAATCCAATGACAGCAAGAACTATTGTTAACAGGGTTTGGATGTGGCACTTCGGTGAAGGATTGGTGAAGAGCCCAGATGATTTGGGTAATATGGCATCTAAGCCCAGCAATCAAGAATTATTAGATTGGTTAGCTGATTGGTTTGTAGAGAATGGATGGTCATTGAAGAAACTTCATAAACTCATTATGAAGTCAGCTACCTATCGACAAACATCAGCACCTAATCCATCTTTTGCAGCTAAAGATGGTGAAAACAAATATTGGTGGCATTATCCAGTTCGCCGGATGGACTTCGAATCGATTAGAGATTCACTTGTTCAGATTACAGGTAAAATGGATAGAACGGTAGGTGGTAAACCAGTGAACATTACTGATGAGCCATATTCATATAGACGATCCATTTATGGTTATGTAGATCGTTCTGCTGTATCAGATCTTATGATGCAATTTGATTTCTCAGATCCAGAAATGACTAATTCAAAAAGAGCTAGCTCTATTGTACCCCAACAAGCATTATTCTTTATGAATTCTCCTATGATTATTGATGCTGCAAGAGCTGTTGTGGAAAGGAATGATTTCAAGAATGCAAAAGATGATGAAGAAAAAATTAAAGTAGTATATGCAGTATTATTTCAACGTTACCCAAAAGGCAAAGAATCATCATTAGGAAAAGAATTCCTTGTAGAAGCATCTAAAAATTATAAACCTTCTGCAGTTAAACCCAAGACTACAACTACCGCCGAAGACACTTTAGAGACTACTGTGGTTAGTAATAATAATATGGGAATTCTTAAGAATGTAGGCAAGCCTGTTGAGCGCAAACCAATCACTCCGTGGGAAGCCTATATTCAGGCATTGATTATGTCTAATGAATTCGTATACTTTAATTAATGTTAAAAAACTTTTGGTATATTTGGTGTAAAGCACTAGGTGACAAAGCACATGAAGATAGATCCACTGCAGATAAAATAGCTCTAATAAGAACATTAATTGTTTTTGTATATCTAGTGACAAATTTCTTTATAACAACTAACATTATAGTTAATTGGATTAAATGAAAATTTATATACTTTCAATTGAAAAGATTGCAGACTGTATCAAAGAATTAGGAATACAGCTTGGACTAAGATTATCTAGTTCTCTCTATTGGAAAATATTAAACACATTATATGGTCATGCATTTGACTTGAGAGTAAAATATAAAATTTTTAGTTCAGATAATTAATATGAAATCTTTGCCTATCCTTTTTGCGCGTACTAAAACAGGATCTATTCAACAATGGTCCGTTGAATTAGAAGATAACAAATACAGAACTATCTTTGGCCAAGTTGGTGGAAAAATTCAAACTACTAAGTGGACAGTATGTGAAGTAACTAATGCCGGAAGAGCTAATGAACGTAAACCCGAAGAGCAAGCTTTGTTAGAGGCTGAAGCTCTTTGGAAGAAAAAGAAAGATTCTGGCTACTTCGAATCAATAAACGATATTGATGTAATAAAATTCGTAGAACCAATGTTGGCTAAGAACTTCGAAGACTATTCAGACAAGCTTAAGTTTCCTGTATATTGCCAGCCTAAGCTAGACGGCGTTCGCAGCATTATTACAAAAAATGGCATGTTTAGTAGGAGTGGAAAATTAATTGTTTCTTGTGCGCATATCCAAAGAGAACTTGAATATTTCTTTACTAAATTTCCTGATGCAGTTTTGGATGGCGAATTGTATTGTGATAAACTCAATAATGATTTTAATAAAATTTGTTCATTAGTTAAAAAGACCAAACCAACAAAAGAAGATATTGAAGAGTCGGCCAATGTTATTCAATATTGGATATATGATACAATTAAACCAGAAAGATTCTATCTTAGGTTTAGTTGGCTTATGTCTTATATCAAAGAAACAGAATCCATACGCATAGTAACAACTACTACTTGCAATGGTCCTAATAAATTAGATGAAATGTATGAAGCTTATATGGGTGATGGATATGAAGGCCAAATGGTCCGTGTTGATGCACCATATGAAAACAAACGTTCAAATACTCTCCTTAAACGAAAAGAATTTCAAGATGCAGAATATACTATTTTAGATGTTATTGAAGGTGAAGGAAACAAAACAGAAATGGCAGGTGCTATGGTGTTTAAGAATGAATCTGGAATTATGTTTAATAGTAACATTAAAGGAGACCGTGAATACCTCAAAGAAATTTGGATTAACAAAGACTCATATATTGGAAAACAAGCTACTGTTAAATTTTTTAATCTGACACCAGCTGGTATACCAAGATTCCCTTATGTTATAGCCATTAGAGATTATGAATAAAATTCTTATGTTTAAAAAAATTTATATTAATTCGATTGGGTATGTAGCTGAAAAATTAGATAACATTTTTATGTATTCTGATAATAAATTCATTCAAAATACTTTACAAAAAATTGCATTTTATATATTCAATTTCAGAGTAAAGAATGGCATATATGATTAATAAATAACTGTATGACGTTTAAAGAATTTTTTTTGGGTAAGCAAATTGAATTGATCGAATCTGCAGCGGTTAGTGAAAATCTAAAATATCATTTAGAAAATAACATTCCAATACACCAAAATGTTTTTAGAGTATATTCCGAAGCATGGTTCTCTCTTATCAAAGAAGCAAGAGATTTGTATAATAAAAACATATTAGCTCTCGACGATGAAGATGCTGAATTGGTATCTACAGATATTGGTGAAGAAGTCGTATTCGAAGGCAGATCTGTATTTCTCGATGCTCCTATTCCTTTAGAAGAAGATCTTGTCATGGAAGAAAAATCTAAAGGCCGTAAGCATCGTTTGAATTCACCTTTCCGTACTCCGGGTGGTCCCAAGAAATTTGCGGTTTATGTAAAGACTTCTGGTGGGCGCGTTAAAAAAGTTACATTTGGCGATCCCAATATGAGAGTTCGTAATTCATCTAAATCCAGAGCCAAATCATTTAGGGCGAGACACAAATGCGATCAAAAGAAAGACCGCACTACAGCAGGTTATTGGTCTTGTAATATTTCAAGATATCGCAAAGCACTAGGATTAAAATCGAGCAGAGTATGGTAAATGATTTTCCATTTTCTGAAGAGAAGATTAGTAATAATACTTACTTAAGAGAGTTTCATCCGGATGTAGCTACAGATGAATTACAATGGCATTATGATGAAGAAGATCGTTTAGTAGAATCATTAAATGAAAATGATTGGTTAATTCAATTTGATAATGAATTGCCGAAAAGAATAAAAGGATCGTTCTTTATTGAAAAGAATAGATACCATCGAATCTTAAAAGGAACTACTCCATTAAAATTAAAAATCAAAAAAATAAAATGTTGATACTATTCGGTTTATCGTTATTATTAATTGTCATGCAAATTGATTCTATCTACATGAGACCAATCCTCGAAACATTAAAAGCAGCTAATACAGTAATCGAAAAACCAAAAAATCCCATAGATTCATACGGAACTATTCAAGAAAATTTTGGTAAACAAACACAGACCACCATCTACAATGCACATGGTATTGTGACACCAAATAGTCCAAACACTTTAATTGCTAAGGTTTAGTATGTTAAAAATTATAGCATCGGTATTATGTTTAATACTACCTTGTCATGGGGGTTTTAAAAAAACTAATTTATCTCTCTCCTTAGATCATGTCAAGCAAGGAACAGACTTAAATGGTTTGCCTAATTTAAACGTAATTGCAAAATTAAACGCAGGTAATATAGTAACCTTTAAGCTACCAGATAAAATCGTTACGGGCAGAGTTACTAAAGTTGAAGTAAATGAAAATGAATATATTAAAATTGTCGGTATCTTTGATAAAGAAGAATCAGCTGGATTTGCCTTCTTGTTTTCAGCAACAGAAGGAAAAATTGAAGGAGGTCTTTCCTTTAATGGCGGCGATTTGCAATACAATTTAAAATTCAATACAATCAATAACTTTTTCTATTTTGAAAGAAATTTATTCAATAAATTAGATAAGCTTTGATTTTTTAAATATGATTAATATAAATCCGGGTATTATGAACCATGCTCATGTACTGTATGGCAAAATACCCGAATCATATACTGTGATGGTATCGGGCGGAGTGGATTCAATTGCCGCAGCACATTTTCTTTCAAAAAATTACAATATTAATATCTACCATTTTAATCATAAATTAAGACCGCAAAATGATGAAATGGAACTACAAGTCAGACGTTTTGCCGAAGATCATAATATTCCAATTAGAGTAGCCATTAATTTTGATACAGTACGTGTAACTGAAAAAAAATTAAGACAATCAAGAATGATCTTTGTTAAGTCAAATTCTGCCGTATACATTACGGCACATCACGTAGATGATGCTGTGGAATCCCATATTAAAAATGTATTTGATTTTCATCATGATTATTTGCCAATCCCTTTTGCAACTAAGATGGTATCACATCTAAGACATTCTGTCTTAGCACACCCATTTCTTTTTTCAAATAAAGATGATATGAGAGAGTATGTAGAAAAAAATAACTTACAATCTTATATTGTAGAAGATGAAACTAATACACAGATTAAAGGCTCGCGTAGGAATATGATTCGCAACAAAATTATTCCTATCTTGAATGAACATCAAATTAGTTTCAGAAAGCATATTAAGCGCCTCATGAGTGAACGATTGGATACTCAACTCAAAAAAGATCTCCTTGATAAAATTAAGAATGTGGTTTAATATTACCTAAATATAAAAGTAATGAAACTTTTGCATATAGCATGTGCAGTTACGCTTTTAGCTACACCATGCTATAGTAGTCTTAAAAAGGCAGCACCCAAAGTCCAAAAAGAAGTAGTAGATGCAAAAACGGTTTATAAAGATAACGGAAGTCTGGATATATCTGCTATATTTGAATTGAAGAAAGACGATAAGATATTTTTTAATATTAATGATAAGAAATATTATGCTCTTGTTACTAAAGTTGATTTAACAAAAGAAAGAATCATAGTAGCTGGAAAATTAATAGATGAAGAAGAGGCTGGATTTATATTTGTAGGGACTTTTGCAAATCAAAGCGTTGGTGGTACTGTTTATTTTATGAAAGAGCAAGTAAATTATGTACTAAGACATAATGAAGAGAAGGACTTATTTTACTTGGAAGAAAAGAAAAATAGTATAAAATCAGGAGAAGGAGTATTTCAAAATTAATATGATTACAATACCTAGTTCTAGTTCTGGAAGATTTTGTGATGGAATGTTAAGGAGAGACTTTCTTAGGATAGGAAGTTTAGCTTTAGGGGGTGCAAATTTATCACAACTTTATGCAGCAGATACCAATAACGTATTAGCTTCTACGGGAGCAAAGTCTGTTATTATGATCTATCTTCCTGGTGGTCCGAGCCATCAGGATATGTTTGATTTAAAAATGGATGCTCCGTCAGAAGTCCGCGGAGAATTTAAACCAATTAATACAAACGTAGATGGTATACAAATTTGTGAACACTTACCATTGTTAGCTAAAAGAGCAGATAGATATACTATTATTAGATCGATGGCTGATTGCGAAGAGAGACATGATGCTTTTCAATGTTTAACAGGTAAGCCTTCGAAGAATCAACCATCAGGAGGATGGCCTTCTTTTGGTTCAGCAATCTCTTATTTTCAAGGACAGAGGGATGAATCTGTTCCTTCATTCGTAGGTCTCTCACCGAAGATGGGGCATATGCCATGGGCTCGGAGCGGAGAGCCTGGATTCTTAGGTATTAAACATTCCCCATTTCAACCTAATAAAGGAGGAGCTGGGGAAGATATGTACTTGAATGGTTTAACACTTGAGCGCTTAGCAGACAGAAAACAACTATTGCAATCATTCGATTCTTTTAGAAGAGAAGCTGATGCATCTGGTTCTATGAATGGTTTAGATGCATTCAATGCTCAGGCTTTTGGTGTATTAACTTCTTCGAAATTGTTAGATGCTTTAGACATCTCTAAAGAAAAAGAATATATTTTAGAGCGATACGGCAAAGGGGACGCTAAAAATAGAGATGATGGAGGCCCTAAACTGATGACTCATTTTCTTGCTGCTAGAAGATTAGTGGAAGCTGGGGCTAGAGTTGTTACGGTAGCTTTTAGTAGATGGGATCATCATGGAGATAACTTCGGTGCATTACGTCAAGATCTTCCTTTGTTTGACAAAGGATTAACAGCTCTCCTGGATGATTTAAAGGATAGAGGCTTAGAGAAAGATGTTGCAGTAGTAGTGTGGGGGGAATTCGGAAGAACTCCCATCATTAACAAAGGTGGTGGTCGAGACCATTGGCCTCGAGTATCATGCGCATTATTAGCTGGTGGTAATTTTAGACACGGTCAAGTTATTGGAGCTACTGATCGACTAGGGGGAGAGCCCATTGAAAGACCTGTACAGTTTGCAGAAGTTTTTTCTACACTCTATAATCATATGGGTATAGATACATTTACTAGTACTGTTAATGATTTTTCAGGCAGACCTCAATATTTAGTAGACCCAGGATCAATGCCATTAAAAGAATTGATGATTTAATATGATTAGAATAGACCCACTGACATATGAAGGAAGATTTGATTCTGACTTTTATGCTGATGATTCTTACAAACAAATAAGAAAAAAAGTCGAGGATTATATTAAGGCGGAAGGTTTTTTAGATAAACCCGATACTTATTTTTTAAATCTATTTGGACATTATTGGCAGATAGAAATTTCCTAAAAATATTTTGGTGCAAAACTAAAAAATATATTATATAAATATATATGGATCAAATTCTAGTAGTAGGAGACATACATACTAAATTATATCCGATTAAAAACTTTCTAGAGGAATGGAAAGGTAAAGTAGTCTTTACTGGTGATTACTTTGATGACTTTGGCGACGATCCATACCAAAACATAGTTGTAGCTGATTGGCTAAAAACAAATTTAGATAATCCAGATTATACATTTTTAATCGGTAATCATGATTTCCAATACATGACTTTACCCTATATGTTTCATTGTTCGGGTTTTAGTGAACATAAACACGAAGCTATTAATAAAATTTTGCAAAAAGAAGATTGGGAAAAATTTAAATTTTTTCATCATATAGATCAATATTGGTTTTCTCATGCCGGTATTACTGATTACTGGTTTAACCACCCTATTAATGGATTAACAACAGATAGTATTGAAGCAACTATTAAAGAATGTTATAACCATATTATTTCAGGTCCTCTAGAAAATATATTACCCATTTGGGCAGCAGATTACTTCCGTGGTGGTAGATTTAAGAAAGGTGGATTACTTTGGAATGATTGGAATAACAGGGAATATATTCCGGGAGTGACTCAAATCATGGGTCATACGCCACAAAAACAAATAATTGTCCTAGAAGACGAAGAAAAAAATTCTCGATGCGTTAATGTCGATGCATATAAACAATCTAGTCAGGTATTGTTAATTGTTGGAAATAATTTAACAACCATTTGTTTAGAATGAAATTAGAAGAGACAAGCATTAGTCATCTCAAATTTAGTAAAATAATAGAAAATTATTGTAGTAACTGGCATGGTCTTTCTGAACACAAACAATCCATACTAAGAAAAAAAATCAATAAAGATTTGGGTTTAATTTTTAAATGGAGAATGTTTTTTGAAGATCATTATTGGATCGAAGATAAACATAGGTTCATGATTTCAAAAATAAAATACGATTTATGAAGGTTTTTATTAACGCCGATTATTACTACCACATTCTAATCAACAGTAATTCTGAAAGATTTGTTAGAAAAGAACCAGTTGAATGGGGTACAATATGTTTTGAATTAGATGAAGAAATGGGCTTAGAGTTGATAGGTGAAGATACAAATGAATATTCTTTTCATGTAACAGATGAAAAGAAATGGATGTTAGCCAAAATTAAATGGGGCCTATAAGAACATTTCATTTAAGAAATTTTCCCATTTTAAATGATGTTCAGCTATATGTATGTGATTATTCTTCTTGAATAATAAAATAGACGCTGAACGATAAAATTCTGGTGACGGTGCACCATGGTATTTTGTTCTTTTTTCCATAGCTAAACGAAAGAACGATAAAGCTGTTAAAGTCTTTTCAGCTAATTTAAATCCGAAATCATCCATTAGATACGGTAATGGATTTTCATATGTCAATCCTTTATGTACTATAATAGCTACGGTTTGGCATTCTTCTTTTGAATTTGCGAATGAAGCAGTACAACATATTAAAGAAAGTATATCTAAAGGATTTGATAGCAATATGCGCTCGGAATCGACTATTTTATAACCTATGGCATGCATGATCGCATCCCGCGAAGATGGATCTGCTGAATACAATAGTTTTATTTTTTCACATTCGCTAGATTCGTATAGCTCATCAATTAAAGCCATACTATTATTTAGGCAAAAAAATACCACCCGAAGGTGGTATTACACTTAATATGTATTTTTTTTATTTAATTAATTATTTTATGGTTGTGATTTCTTATTTTTAAGTAACGACCAAACAAATCCTAGAATAGTTACAATAGCACCAGCTACTGTTTCTGTATCTGAACCTTGTGAAGTGCCCTGAACTACCATGGCACCGCCACCAGCCGTTAATGCGTGTCTAATAACACTTGTTACTAATGGATTCATAACATTAATAATTTATACTAGCTGTTAGAAATAATCACCCCGTTGGCATTAATCTTTTCAGATTCAAGTTTCCAATCATTCTTTTCCATCAATGACAGAAAAAGATTTGGTCTATATACTGTATTATTTAAAATTTTATTAGAATGCGTTTTGAGCCAGTCTCTCCTAGTTTTTGTATAAGCTTGAACCCATGCCTTTTCATCTCCCCCAGAAGAAGGTAATGTTTCTGAGAATTTATTTCTTAAAAACGGGAGTATAGATCCAGAATGTAAAAAGGAATCAGCAATGACTAATTGTGAAAGAGGTAATACCAAACCACCTTTCTTACACCATGCTAATGCTGGATCAATATACATTTCATTAAAAGCTTCTTCTTGGCACATTTCCATTACTTTGTCTTTGCATGATTCCTTAAGCAAATTTACAAACGTTTGGTCATTTACTAAAGAAACTTTTCCAATTTGCGGAAGATAGGTTTCTAGCGTTTTAACAGGTCCTCCTTTTCTGATATATGAGGTTATTAGTTTATTAAGATTGCCCCATTCTGTAATCCCGAAAGATACTGTAATTTGTTTAATTTTATTAGGCCCGTCATTCCAAAAATATAATTTATCATATTTTATAGAGGTTGAACTTTGTTCGAAGCTAATTAAAATTTTCTTAATTAAAGATATTTTATCCATATAAAATATTTAGCACAACCCCCATGGTGGACCTTACCATGACCTTTAAAGTTACCCGTAGCGAAAAGATAAAAAGCCCGAGATTCTTGGGGGTTGTGCTATAAAATATTTATCCATATGAAGGGAATTATTTTAGCCGGGGGTAAAGGAACTAGACTTTATCCTCTTACACAACCCATTAATAAACAATTATTACCGGTATATGATGTTCCTATGGTATATTATCCATTAGCGACTTTAATGCATGCCGGTATTAAAGATATCTTAATTATATCATCGCCAGAGTATCTAGACTATTTTAAAAGACTATTTTGCACTGGCGAACACTTAGGTCTATCTATATCATATCAGGAACAAGCTATTCCTAATGGCATTGCGCAATCTTTTGTTTTGGGTGAATCATTTATTGGAGATGATGACGTATGTTTAATTTTGGGGGATAATATCTTCCATGGTAATTTAAATTTTGATTTCCATGGTGGCGCTAAGATATATGCATATCAAGTAAAGAATCCATCTGACTATGGCGTTGTTGAATTTGATAACACCGGAAAGGCCTTACAGCTAGTTGAAAAACCAAAAGAATTCATTTCATCATATGCTGTTCCTGGTTTATATTTTTATGATAATTCTGTAATTGAAATTGCTAAAAATTTAAAACCATCCGCGCGTGGTGAATATGAAATTACAGATGTTAACAAAGAATATCTTAAGAGAGGTGAACTTTATGTTTCGCGAATGAAAGGTGAAATTGTTTGGTTAGATGCAGGTTCACCTTCAGCTTTAAGAGATGCATCAGACT